ACTAATACCCGATTTATCCCATCTAAAACTAGGGTTACGTTGATTACCGATAATTACTTTATCAGTATTTATCACACCACCATAAACTATGTTCGCTCTAATTCCATCTGCATCAAGTGCTACTTGAGAGGTCTTACCGCCATCGGTAGAAATCTTTATTCCTCCACTATCAAGTATAACACGATTAGCTTGATTTTGCAAATTTTGAATAAGAATCTGGTCTCCAGCAATCAGTATTGAGCCATCACTGGTTAAAGCATGTTCTTTACCAGCTATATTATTCATAGCAGCTAATAGTACATTTTGATTTATAGTACCATCTGCATCTAATAAACTACTAATTTTAGCATAAGTAGCTTCATTATATTGCACCGTTTGAACTGCCGCGCTAATACGTTGAAACAAATCTTCGAATCGCGTTTTATAGTTCTGAACCGTTATTACGTTATTTGAAGGGTCATCTAAATGCCATTCTACTATAGAGACTAAAATCTCTTCGCGCGCCGGCCTATAAACTAAATGTGGCTCGGCGACCGTTCCTATATTATCAGCGTGCCAACCAAAGAATTCAGTATCTTCAATATAAGTTTTGTCTCCTACATCAAAAAGATACCACTCATAACCTTCAATTTCGCTAATTTCAACTACATTAATGTTATATTCAACCTTTGGTTGGGATGAAGTAGTACTTACTTGTAAGGCATCAAGATAATATAACTCTGAATCTATATAGTCGGTAGAGTTCCAAGTTCCTTCTTGAATAAAGCGATTATATTTATTATTAAAACTCTGAGTTAATTTATCTTTAGCTGTTTGTATTCTTTTAATTTTGTCTTCAACATTATCAACGTTACTTATCGGTGATACTGTATAAGACATAATTGCCGAATCATCAATAGTTTGTGCGCCAGAAGTATTGATTTGATATCCTTTTGGAACAGCATTAAAAGTAATTGTTGTGGCATTAGTAATTACATCAAAAACATTATTACTTGTTGTTACATTACATACTACGTCATCACCAATTGTAAATTTAGTTCCTACCATATAGTCACTAACATTTACTATAACATGACGTGCGTCCAACGCATCTTTTTCAACCTGTACTGTAATATAATAAGTCTCTATTCCTTTAAGAGTTCTTCGAATATTCCAATATTCATTTTCTAGATTAGTTAAAAAACCACTATAGTTATTTATTATCGCAGAGTTACTATATAATTCTCCAATAATACCTAATACAGTTTGTTCTTGTGTTAATTTTTTATCTATATCAGCAATTGTTGTATGATTAGCTTGATATTGTGCGTAAGGAATACCTGTTAAACTTTGAAACTCAAGAAGTTTTTCATTAACAGTATCTTTAGCTACATTAATTGTTTCAGCGAAAACATTACGTTGACTATTGATAACAGCTAAAGCGTTTTCTAGTTTAATTCGTTGTGTTTCTAAAGTACTCAGTTGATTATTATATTCTTTTAATTTACTATTAAATTGATTTAAATCTGCTCGACATTTCTTAACGTGTTCAGCATCTCCCATCAATCCTTGGTTCAAATAGTAATCAAAATTTAAAATATAAGATTCACCACTAGGATTGGTTTTAGCTTTTTGAATTGAAACTATACCATCTTCAACATAGTCAGATTGTGCTTGATTAACAATTAATTTTGTAACAATTTCATCACTATTAATCGTTCTTTCAATGCTTGAAACGTTAATTCCATATTTAAAACCAGCATAGTTATCTTTACCAATAAAATTTAGTAAACGAATATATTTTTGAGATTTATATTCATAATAGTTTACGAGCTCAGAAACAACTGGATTTTGAACCCAATTATAGATATATGGGCTTTCACTTGTTCCTTGTCCAGAACGAACATAATATACTTTATTAGAATCAACCTCTGTATCTGTAGTTTTTCTATAGCTATAAACAATCTTACCTTGGTCGTCATGTTTAATATCTATTTTAATCCAACACTCAAAAGTTTCGGCTATTGTTTGTAATATATTAAAACAATTTGATTGAGATTCACTAATTGATAAAGTTTTTTCAGAGTTCTCATTATACTTAGGTTTAATTTTATCTTTAGATATAGCCATTTTACTAGCTAAAGCATCTAAAGTAGTAAAACGAGGTACTGCGGCTGCCTCAGTATTAAGTTTTGGTTTTTCATAGTAATAAGTTTTTTCTTCAGCCTGTGCCTCTGGTACATTACCTAAAAGTACTGGTTTAGTAACTCCATTTTCTGTATATTTATAATAACGAGTTAATTGTACGTCTTGTAAGAAGAAATATACTCCGGCCTGTGTTGATTCTGAATAGGTCGTATAAATAAAAATACCAATATTGGTATTTGGATTCGAAAGTTCTTCTTCTGTAATTGTTCTTTTTGCACTAGCAGTCAAATAATAATAGTGTCTAAAAGGATTTGATTCCGTAATAGAAGTAAAGGTTCTATTTTTCGAATCCCATTTATATTCATTAGTAGTGCTACCATTTTTAACTCTATATATATATTTCGAAGATGGCTCCTGTGAAACACCATCTATAACATATTGATTATTAACTAAAGTACCACCATCTATATAGCTATCTGCTATTTTAGGGGTACCACTAAATTGTAAAATAATATTGTTTTTATCTATCTCACGTAAATAATAATTCTTACCACTAGGCTGAACTGAATTATATTTAGCAACAATCATTTTTATTGATTGCACGGCATTATCATTTATATCACCATGTTCTGTGGCACTGCCTCCACGCCACCTAAATAAAAACTCATCTCCTGCCCTAATAGAACCAATAGAACTTGCGTTATCTGATATTCCTGAGTTGAATACTGTATTTCTATACTGGCTATCAAATGGCCCGTTGAAATCAATTGCAAGAAAAGTTTCAATTTCTCCAAAATTATTTAATGCCGCCAATGGCTGGCTTGAACTCAATTCTGGTCGAGAAGCAAGCTTAATCGGAGTTATTTTATTTCCTGTATAAGGGGTATATCCACTCCAACCTTGTGGTACTGTACCTTCAGAGTTTTTAATAATAGAAAAATTATCTCCGTTAGTAATAAAATTAGATACAATATTTGAAGTAGTATAATTATAATCTGTATAACTATATACTTCTGTATTTCGCCCTTCAACAGAATATCTTTGAACTACACGGTCTAATACTGGGTCATGAGTTGTTAATTGATTATATGCTAAACGATAAGCATGATATTCATTATCAACATCTAATGCTCCAGTTTGAGAATTAGTGTTAATTTGTATAACAATTGTATTATCTTTTTTAAAGGCTCGCGCGGCTTCATCGTATATTAAATCAGTTTTAATACGGAAATTAGTATCTGTAATAACATTTTTGTCATTTTTGATAACTTCTCGTTGAGGGTCGCGAAGCATAAATTGAACAAATTTACCATTCTTATTCGCAACATAACTATAAAATACATATATATCTGTATTAGCCACTGGAATAGGAGTACTATCACCGTTAGCATTTTCAATAGTAATTCCCGTAATATTTTTTAAAACCGCTTTATAAATAGGTTCTTCTACTAATTGAGTAAAAGTTTCTGCGGTAACATCCCAATCGGTTCCTTCTACAACTTTTTTACTTAATTCTAACGCAGTGCCCTGATTATTATTTAAATCAGCAGAAAATTCTAAATTATATCCTGTTTTAGATAGTTCTTGAACAAAAGCATCCGTACAGGTATAAGTCCATACTAATCCATCACTAGATTCTGTATGTTCTTTTATAATAAAATCATACCACTCATTATCATATTTAAGTTTAACTTTTCGTTCATTAATTAATAAGGCAGCGAATGGATTAACAAACCCATCTATACCACTATAGGGTTCAAAATATTTATAAACTAAAGAAAAAGTTAGCGTTTTTTCTCCATTAAAGTTTTTTGTAAAAACTGGGTCATATATTTTATTTTTACCAACCATAGTATCAGACCCAATGGTTGCTAATTTATTTTCTTGGTAAAAACTTTTTCCATTTTGGGTGACTAACTCATCTTCCCAAACGGAAATTTCATATGGTTTTCTTAATAGTTCACCCATTTGTGCCTCCTAGAAATATAGATAATCATAAAATATTTGTATATCTTCGTTACCATTAACTACTGCAATCATTGTTTGATATGTATATTGATAGTCATTTGGTTGAATTTTAAAGAATTGTCCGTTTTCTATAAATTGATTATATAAAATACCATCTGTCTTATATTCTACATTTCCATTAATATCTTCTAAGGGTTCAGTAATTACCCCTGTAATTAATCCAGTGTTTGTATCAATAATAAATCCTTTTTCTAACTCATTTAATGGTGTAGTAATTGGCTTAAATGTTAATCTAGCCAATTCACGCCAAACAGCTTCTTCATTTGAATGTAAATAATTATCATTATAACGATAAATTAAAGTTAATCCATTAGAATAAGAATGTTCTCGATAAGTAGCTGGTACTTCTTCTCCAGTTTCTTCGTTTATCGTAGCTGAAGTTACCAGGGTTTTAAAGGGGCAATATATACGAACCCCAGTTTCTATATCTCCAGGATTATACAGCTTTAAAAACCCTACGTTAAAAATTCCCTTTGCTTCTTCCTCTGCTTTTTTCTCTGGTGATATTTCACTTTCATCTCTAGGAATATAATTATCTACATTTATCTGAGGGTCTAAACGCTTTTCTTTTGTTAACATCCCACTTGATTCTGCCCACTCATCAATATTTGCAACATATGGATTATAGTCATCTGAATAAGGGTCTTTTTCTGCAGTAGTAACCTCTGGTAAAGCTTTATAGCATGATTTTGCAAAAGGAAAATAACAAATAAATTCAATTGTCCCCTCACCTTTATATATACGTTCGGTACCGCTTCCATCTCGCCACACTTGATGAGTAGTACTATATGTGTTTCCATCGTTATAAGGAATACCCTCAACCTCTGTTAAAACTTGTTTAGGTCGTTCAAAACACACATAGCTCAATTCGATAGGACTCTCAATTTTTGCTTGATAATATTTATAAGGTCTTTCACTAAAAATTAATTTCTGCATTTGACCCCACGCAAAAACCTGTCTCATTCGCCTAAACTGTATCTCAGTCATTTCATCAAAGGCAAACGAAACAGTAATTGGTTTGCTTCCATATGTGCTACCAAAGTAATACTCCCCATGCATGCCAGGGACTTCGGCAGTTATGTCTTTAATCTCAGGCTGTAATTGCTCTTCGATTCTATCTCCATCACTAGTACGAACTATACCCAAATCCGCACAGTCCCAATCTCCAAACTTAAAGCTTAAAAAATCTCCTTTTATCGCCATTACAGTTTCTCCCGTATTCTTTTTACTCCTTTTATCCAATTAGCGATTTTTAGTATGTGTTAAGAAGTCATGTGTCTTTAAACAATCTTTATAAACCTCACGAATTGTTCCTATTGCCAAAACCGCCTTATTATTTTCATAATCCTTATGAGTACGACAGTATTCCTCATAAGTATCTATATCATCTAAAATTTCATCAAAGTGTTCTTTCGAATGGCGTTTATTAAATAATATTTCATCACTGAACCGTAAAATACGCTGTCTTGCTTGACGCACGTGCTCAAGCTCTTCTGCTTTTTCTAAGTCTGCTACCTTTTGTGATAAATCATCCATTCTACCATTGATGTTTTTTGAAAAATTATCTACTTGTTGCATAGCTTCTCTATTAATAGAGCGGCCGATTGTTCGACCAATTAAGTTCCAAATGTTCAGTTCAAGTTTTGGTATCTTAATCATCCCCATCAGGATAACCAATAACCCAATCACTCCACCCTGAGCAAGGTTATTAATTTCTAAAAAGTCCATATAATCCTCCTATATCCTCACAGGGACATTTCTCTTCGATAATAAGTGGAGATTACCTAAGAAAACTCTACTTTTTAGCAGTGGAGGATTAGGTATGAGTAAAGGTGAAGAAAAGATTGTAACACTCTTACAAAGAGGCAAATATAGATTTGAAAGAGAGAAAAGATTTAGCGATTTGAAAAAAGGTTTATATCGCTTTGATTTTTATGTCGTAGGCGGCCGCGCGGTCCCATGTTTGATAGAGCTACAAGGAGAACAACATTATCGTTTTGTTAGTAAATTTCATAGCTCGCGCGCCGACTTCAAAACAGCACAAGAGCGAGACAGACGAAAAATAAGCTACTGTCTTGCTCACAATATCCCACTCTATATAATCCCTTATTGGGAGCTAGATAACCTGCACACTGCGGCTGACCTATTCAATCCACGCTTCCGCGCGAAAACCCGTTGGAAAAACGACGTTGATTGGTACAACTACCAAAATTTGACAAAAAGATGCTAAAATTGCTATAATATAATAGAAAGAGAAAAACAAAAAAATTAAAATAAATATACACATTAATTATTATCTGTGTGTATAATTACTTTAAAATTTAAGAGGAGTTAATATGAAATATTTATTATTATTAATCCCTCTTCTTTTAGGTATTATATTATGGTATAGCAGACAATTAAATAAAAAACAAAAACTAGTAGAAAAACTTGTATTTGAAAAACATGATTTAGAGAGTTTAAGAAAGGCGGAATTAAAAGACTACTTTGAAGAAGAGTGGAAAAAAGAAAAAGATAAGTTAGATTATGAGCGTAAGATATATGAATCAAATATATCCAATCGTCAAAATGAATTAGAAAACAAATATAAATTAGATGCCAGTAAATATGAGGGCGAAATTAAAAAATTAGAGGTTCATTTAAAGGAAAAAGAAAAGCGGTACAATGAAGTCAATCAAGATTTAAACCTATATCGTGAAGGCAAGATAAAAGAAATTGATAGCACAGCCGCTGAATACGAACAACGTAAACGTATAGAAATTGAACAAATACTAAAGCAAGCTGAACTCAATGCAAATAGTAGTTTCAATAATCAAGTTGATAGTTACCTCGCGCGCAGAGCACAAATGGAAAGTGAGCTTGAAGAAGTTCAAAAATCCTTAGAAGAAGAACGTACAAAACGCGCAGCTATCAATGAGGAAATACGTAGACAGCGCGAGGTTGAAGAACAACAGGACTTTTATAAAATTCAATTTAACGATGAAGACCGAAATGATGTTGAAATTTTACGTTCTGTAGCTCCGCGCCTTCGACATCCAGAAGCAATTAATAAAGTTATATGGAGTGCATATTATCAGAAACCACTTGCAGAACTTCGTAAACGCTTACTTCCAAATGGAGATGTAAGTGGAGTTTATAAAATAACAAGGCTGAAAACAAATGAAATTTATATAGGTCAAACAACTTCAATTGATAAGCGTTGGCAAGAACATGTTAAATCAGCTTTAGGTGTTGGAACTCTCGCATCATCGCAGCTCCATCGAGCTATGGCGGCTGACGGATGTGAAAATTTCACGTTTGAGTTACTTGAAGTTGTACCCAAAGATAAATTGAGAGAACGCGAATCATATTATATTGATTTCTACGATTCAAAAACTTATGGACTTAATAGTGTAACTGGTGACAAAAAATGATAAAATTATCAGATATTTTACCTTTATTAAAAGTAGATAAAAATTTTAGTCTAATTAGACTAATAAAAAATAAATTAAAATAACTCGCGACAGCGAGGCCCGACAGGGTAGGAGGTTTTATGCAACTAACAAAAACACAAGAAGCAATTATAACTACAGACAAACCACATGTGTTAGTACTTAGTAGCGCGGCCAGTGGTAAAAGTGCAGTACTTGTAGAGCGAATTAGATATTTGCTTGAGCAGGGAGTAGACCCAGAGAAAATTGTAGCTATTACTTTTACAAACAACGCGGCCTCAGTAATGTATGAGCGTTTAGGATATCCAAATGGATTATTTATTGGTACAGTTCATTCATACTGTAATTATTTACTTCGCGGCGGCGCAGTAGATACAACTCAGATTTTAAATGAAGAACGATTTGATGATTTGTTTGAGGAAATTAAAAAGAATCCAGGCTGTATCAAACATGTTGAGCATTTGTTACTTGATGAAGCGCAAGACTCAACCGAAGCACAATTTGAATTCTTTGAACTTATCAATCCAGACAACTTCATGTATGTGGGCGATATAAAACAGTCGATATACGGTTTTGCCGGGTCTTGTCCGCAATACCTAATAAACTTATGGTATCGTAATGATGTTACCGTCTATGAAATGAGACAAAATTTCCGTAATCAATCAGACATACTTCATTTTGCGAAAAAGTTTCTTTACCGGCTTGGTCCAGACTATGATGATGATTCAATTCCAATGAAACAATCGGATGGACGGCCGCACGTACTCGAAGGCAACTACACACCAACTGAAGCTGTTAGCTCACTTATACTTGCGAATGAACGACTTGGCGCCAACTGGAAAGATTGGTTTGTACTTTGTAGAACAAATAGTGATATAGCTTTATTCCAACAAATTTTTGAAAGTAAAGGTATTCCAACTGATACTTTTAAACAATCAGAACTTACTAACTCTCAAATTCAAGACCGCTTACAAGAAAATACGGTTAAGATACTAACAGCACACAGCTCAAAGGGACTTGAAGCTCCTTATGTGCTTTCGTACAATATCCGCGCATATAATGACGATGAGGCGCGCCTGTGCTATGTCTCAGCAACTCGCGCGAGAGACTTCCTCATATGGGCAAAAATGCCGCCGAAGAAAAAGAAAAAGAGTAAACTGGTTAGTTGGGAGTAATGCTATGGAAAAGAAAACATATACGATTAATTATCATTTAGATGGTATGTATTTATTAGTTAGAGGGCATATAGATGTTATAAATGAATATGGTGAGGTTGTAGATACTATGAATGATGAAAGAACCTATCCGTTTATAACTTTTGTAGAAGATATTATCAAAAAACTTACTTATAAATAGGTTAAATTTATAAGGAGGTATCTAAATGGATATTAGCAAACAAAGTCAAGCAAGAATTGATTGGCTTAAGGCTATGCCAAAAGAGGCACAGTTTGAAGCTATTGCAATGAGAATAGAAAATCCGCAGATTTTTAGTCAGTTCCTTGCATCGGAAGAAGATGCATCGGTTTGGGACTATGCTTATGCGGCAGGACTTATTAGTAGAGCTGATGCGGCTTTTGTTAAGGCAGAGGAAGCAGAAGAAGCAGAAGATGAGGGTGAAGAAGAATCTCAAGCTGAACCTGGAGAATAATAAACAAATAAAAACACGGGTTAACGCCCGTGTTTTTAATTGGTTAAATAATCTATTTAGTTATCTCTTTTCACCTACTCATATTTTAAATCGCTGATGTCAATATATTCAGAGAAAGTCTCCTCATCTTTACTAACTTCAACCTTAACTTTTCCACCCTTATTCTTAATAATAAGAATATGAATTCCATCAGAATCAAGTGTAACTCCATTTACCTTAATAGAATCAGCATCTTCACACTCATAATGCAGAGCTAAATAATATCCTTGCTGTTCATCTTCACGTCCAGAGAATCCAGTATATCCAGTTACATATTTCAGTGTTCCAAATACCTTACCGTCATCAATAAATACTCCTTCTTGAAGGTCAGAAGCTTTCTTTCCAAGTAAATCAACAGAATCTTCAATATCTGCATCAATGGTATAAGCAGCAAGAGCATTATTTTGTGTTGCAACATACTCATCTATCATTTGTTTAAAGATTACTGGGTTTGTATTACCCGGAGTCTCTTGAATATATTTCATAATATTTCTAAATCTCATTGGTTTTCCCTCCATAATAAGTTGTTAACCTTCTCTTTATTAAGTAGTTTTTATGTCAATGCTCTATATAGAAGCGCGGCCGGTCGTAAAATTATATCATGAACGCTTCATTCGCTCGTCCTATGCAGTCGCGCGCCTCTACGTCTACTTCTAATTTGATTTTTTCTTTAAAATATGATATAATATAAATAGAATAAGAAAGGAGTATAGAAATGACAATTAATTTAACAGATTTTTATGATGTAGGAGAAATAACCCATTGGACCACTTCAGCAGGCGTATCAATGTACGATATCGAACTTATTTCAAAATCAACTGGTGAAGTAATCACATGGGATTTTACAGAAGAATACTTTGACAAGCTTCTCAACGAAATGGAACAAGAATATAATGGTTTAAAGGCTCATTATGAATATATTTCTTGGGCCATAAAAGAAAAGGGATATATATAAGGAGATAGACTAATGCCAGAAGTAGGAGACACAATCAGAATTAACTATATGAAAGACGAACCGCAATATACAGGTAAAGAAGGAGTTATTCGTATAATTGATGATTTCGGACAACTCCATGGTTCGTGGGGCGGACTTGCTGTTGTACCAGATATGGACGATTTCACAATCATAAAGAAAGGCTGCACCAATGAGTAATTTAGAACATTTAGTTGAAAATGGTATTCTTGCTATGGAAAAATATAATCCCGATGAATGGTATCAACATATGCAAAAAGACTTAAATTGGCAAGGAAACGAACATATTACAATTGATGATTTATGGACTATTTGCCAATATGTGGTATATTCATATAAATGGGGATTAATAGATGATATTGAAAACCTAACAGGAATACCTTTAAATGATTTGGAGATATAAATGTTTAAAGCAAAACGAATCGACAGTGGAGATATAGATATGATTCTTGCGGTCGACCACAATGATACTTTCCAACAAACCTATTTCCTTATATGGAAAGATGGTTGGAGATGGCGGCCGGCGCACAAATACGTACCGCCTAGTGTGGATTTAAGTACGTTGAAAGGTATTAATGTACGTACAGGAATTAACGAAAAGGAAATTTGACTATGGATAAAAATTCAATTACAATTACAATTGACAATTATTGCGGACAGCGTATTACTTTTACGATGTCTGAGGATGCGAAGGTTGAATCATTATTTGAATTAGATACAGATTCAATTAAAATAACTCATATTTCAATCAGCGCATATGACAACGATATACTAATTAAAAAAGAGGATATTTAATGAACTATACAGCACAAGATATAGAAACCTTAAGTTTTCGCGACGCTATTCGTGAACGTGTTGCAATGTATATGGGAAGCGCCGATAACCAAGGCGTTCTACAATGCGTGCGTGAGCTTATAACCAATTCCATAGATGAAATGACTATGGGATATGGGGATGAAATTATAGTCCAATTAGGAAAAAATAATACCGTTTCGGTAATGGATAATGCTCGCGGCGTCCCATTCGGATTACGCGATGATGGAACCGAAGCTATGGAAGCAATTTACACAATGCCACACACTGGTGGTAAATTTGATGAAAAAGTTTATCAAAATGTAGCTGGTATGAATGGTATAGGTGCCAAAGGTGTGGCGCTATCAAGTTCTTGGTTTATGGCCGTCTCTTTTCGTGATGGTAAAGCCGCAGAATTAGTGTTGCGAGACGGAGTTAAAGACCATTTTGAAATACATGATGACCCCGATGACAAACATGGTACTTGGGTTCAGTTCACTCCATCACCAGAAGTTTATAATTTGGAACCAATACACATTGATTTTGAAGATTTAAAAGAAATGTGTAGAAACTGGTCTTATTTAACTAAGGGAGTAAGTTTTAAACTTGATAACCTTATTACAAAAGAATCGGTGGTTTATAGGTCAGAAAATGGAATACTTGATTTTCTTAAAGATTCAATTAAGAAACCAATTCATAAAACACCACTTTATATATCTGTAAAAGAAAGTGGAATTGAATGTGAGGTTGCTATGCAGTGGGCGGCCGACCGTAAGGAACATTGGTATGTATTTACCAACGGTCTTGCCAATGCAGAAGGCGGCACTTCGTTAACGGGAGTAAAGACTGCTCTTACTAACTTCTTTAAAAAGAAATTTAAAGGTGAATTTAGCCCAGAGGTCGCGCGTAGTGGATTATTTTATGTTGTAAATTGTAAGGTTCCAAATCCTTCATTTGCGAATCAGACAAAAACAAAGGTTAATAATCCAGAGCTGCGTGGACTCGCGCAGCGTGCGACAGGACAGATGTTAGAGGAGTTTAGTCGCAGGTATGTAAATGAGTTTGATTCGGTTCTTGAATTGCTTACAAAAGAACTTAAAGCTGAACGTGCCGCAGAGAAGGCGCGCAAGCAAGTTCTTGAAGCGTCAAAGGAAATTGAAAAAAACCAAAAGAAAAAGGTTTTTGCCTCTGATAAACTCAAAGATGCAGAATTTCTCGGACAGAACTCAACACTTTTAATTGTAGAAGGTAATTCTGCTATGGGTGGTATGGCACAAGCGCGCGATTATACAAAGTACGGTATTCTCGCTATAAGAGGAAAGATTATCAACTGTCTTTCCAACCCAGAAGAAAAGATTTATAATAATGAAGAAATCAAACTTCTTTTGAGTGCTATGAATATAATTCCTGGCAAATACAACCCATCAAAGTTGCGCTATGGACGTATCGCCATTTGTACCGATGCTGATAGCGATGGCGCGCACATTGGTCTGCTTATAATGGCGGCACTACAATATCTTGCACCGGAGTTCATTAGAGAAGGCAGACTTTGTTGGCTACGTTCACCACTTTATATAGTTGATAATAAGGGTAAAGAATCATATTATTTTACCGATGATGAATTTAATAAGGTAAGAAACAAAATAAAAGGTGAAGTTACAAGAGCTAAAGGTCTTGGTGAACTTCCAGCTGAAACTGCACAAGCATCTATGTTCACTGAGGAATATCAGAGAATGGAAGTTATGGAATATGATGATAAAGCAGTTGATTTGCTTTATGATTTAATGGGTGAGGATGTAGAACCTAGAAGGAATTTTATAATGAAAAAGGTTGATTTTAGTAAGGTAAGAGAATAATATGAACTGTGTTTATAAATATGTAAATAATAATGTTATATTATATATTGGTAAAACAAATAATCTTAAGCGTCGTATTGCAGAACATGCAAAAGAACAAAATTTTCAAAATATAAATTATCAAATTTATTATTTTAAATGTGCTAATAGCGTTGAAATGGATGCTTATGAATACTTTTTAATTAATAAATATCACCCAAAATACAATATTGCTTTAAACAATAAAGATATTCATATTCAAAGTTTAATAGAGCCAGAATGGAAAATATATAACTATACTCCTAAAACTTTTGACACAAAAGAAACAAATAATATTTCTAATTATAATAAAGATGATTATTTAAGTATTAAAGACGCAGCCAAATTAAAACAAGTTAGTGTTCAAGCATACTACAAAAGAATTAAGGCGGGAACAGTACCTATGGTTTTAATTGATGGTAAACAATATATTCCAAAAAAATTCGTTTTAGAAGAATTAGGAATACATAATGATTATAATGAAGCCAATAAAAACAATCAGAATAATAATATAATTTGTTTTTTATTGGATGCTTTAGAAAATTATCAATCAGGAGCAAAACAAAAACATATACAACTAATACAAAGATATTTTGGAGTAACAATTGATGAGTAATCTAAAACCAATAATAGAAGAATCAATGATACAATACAGTGGCGCGGTTCTCCAAAACCGAGCCCTTGTTGATGTACGCGATGGCCTCAAGCCATCCGCACGTCAGATATTCTACTCAATGCTTCTTCGCAAACTTACCCACGATAAGCCATATAAGAAAACTGCCAATGCTGTCGGTATGGCAATGGCAGACTTTTATATCCATGGTGACAGTTCATGTGAAGGAGTTATAATGCGTGCCGGTCAGCCCTTTGCGATGCGCTACCCACTTGTAGACGTAAAAGGTAATGCTGGTTCACTAATCGAATCTGGCAACTGGGCTGCGATGCGTTATACTGAGAGTCGGTTATCAAAATTTTCAAATATATTATTTACTGATATAGATAAGGAAACAATCGAAGAATGGCGCGATAGCTACGACAATACAAAACAGTATCCAGCAGTTCTTCCAAGTAAAGGATATTATAATATCTGTAATGGAACAATGGGAATCGGTATTGGTATGGCCTCATCGGTTCCACAGTATAACCTCTCCGAAATGAATAAAGCGCTGGAATATCTTCTTCTTAACCCAAACTGTGACTTTGAAGACATATACATAGCGCCAGACTTTGCTACCGGCGCGATTCTACTTAATGAATCAGACGTTAAAACCTCAATGAAAAAGGGTACTGGTTTTGCTTGCAAACTGCGTAGCGTAGTTGATTACGATAAAAAAGAAAACTGTTTCGTAGTAACGGAGATACCATATGGAGTCTATACAAATACAATTTGTGGTGAGCTTGAAGATATCATTAATGGAGAAGAAAATCCAGGAGTTGACAGATTTAATGACCTCACTGGCAAAACCCCACTAATTAAAATCTATCTCGCTAAAAAAGCAAACCCAAACAAGGTTTTAAAATACCTATATAAAAATACTTCACTCCAATCTCACTATTCAATCAATTTCACAATGCTTGATAATGGACGCTTTCCAAAAGTATTTACATGGAAAGAAATGCTCCAAGCCCACATCGACCACGAAAAAGAGGTATATAGAAGAGGTTATGAATTTGACCTCAAAAAAATTGAAGACCGACTTCACATAATCGCGGGATTATTAGTTTGTATTGAAGATATAAACGAAGTAGTTCGTACTATTAAAGAATCTAAATCCACTCCAGATGCCCGCGTACAGTTAATTAAAAACTATGGGCTTGATGAAGTACAGGCTAAAGCAATTCTCGATATGAAACTTTCTCGACTCGCGCACCTCGAAGTTGAAAAGTTAAAATCTGAAAAGTCAAAACTTGAAAAAGAACGAGAATTCATCTATAATATAATTAACAATGAAGATGAGTTTAACGCTCAGCTCATTAAAGGGTGGCGCGAAGTCGCTGACAAATTTGGCGATGCCCGCCGCACACAAATACTTAATATCTCAAAGG